TTCCACCCTTGCTGCCTCCACATAGGCCGTCGATTCGGTGTAGCCGGGGACAGCATAAGTGTTTGTGATAAGAGGCGTATAATCATCCTCAAATATCCCAATGTACCATGTGGCTATCTTGGCCGTTGCCCCGAACATGATGTCAAGTAGGGCGTCTAACCCTTCATCGGTGCAAACGTTATGGTCCTGTGTTTTGGAAAGAAGTTGACCTTTCCGCCAGTGCTCCACGTCCCAAATACTTTTCGCCAGGAAGCGGGGGCGGTAAATGATTGATTTTTCAACGTGAGCCTCTATCAAGACTCCCATTTTCGGCTTTGTTTCCATTTTATCTCTCCCCCGGCCAATAAAAGAGACCGGCATAGCGACCGCCATACCAGTCTTGTTTTTGTTGACCAAAGAAGGGATCAGGTTCTTTGGGTTATTTTAATTAACCATATCCGTATCCACTATAAGCTGGAAGTTTCGCCCCCGTGGGCAAAGCTCCACAAACCTTTATGCTATTAAAGTCAATAAAACCGTTTACAAGAAAGTTGCAATTTGCCAAAGTTGCATTTGCGGCTGCAAGATAATGAACCCTAAATCCTTTTATTTGCCAATCATCAAGATTAGGTTCTTCTGGAAAGTGATATTTAATTACATCCAATATATTTATGTAAAATATACCGGAATCTGAATACGAGCCAGAAGGCGTCGTATTATGTGTTACTTCAGGATAAGCGTCAGCAGGTCCAAAAAATTGAATGAGCGTAGGTGTAATGGAAGGGTTTGAGATTCTGGCTACAATTAGCCCAACTCTTACATAACTATATGTGTTGTTTCCTGGCACTTCTTGTCCTGAGAAACTAAATGAATATGTATCAATATCAAGAAGGAAATACAGTTCCTCTCCCTTCATATTTAATGGCGTATTAAGATTTTGTTGATGATATACTTGTACGTGATCCGGTGTACCATGCCCCCCACACCCACCACGATCAAAAACAAAGGTAGTCTCTCCATCGAAAGTAAATGAAGATGTTACAAACCCGTCACACGGAATCGCCTCCCACCCATCATTACACCAGCTTGTTACCGGCCAAAGACCTGCCCACTTCTCTTCATCATAGGGATATAATTCAGTGAACAGACAACAACTCTTAATCCCATCCACAAACCCCACAATACGCACAGGAGCCCCGTTTACCTCCAGCATGACTATCACTTCATCGTCTACGCTGAAGGCGGCGGCGGCCCCCTCGATGGCGCCGTTTGACCGTTCTTCACTGTCAGGTTCGCAGTGATAGAACAAGGGAACATCAGAACCATCCTGATAACCTTCGACCGTCACGTCAGCAAGGTCGTTCTCGGAATCGACAGACGTGATGATACCCTTTGCGAAAATGTGGTCCATCACGTCGCCGAAATTGTCATGTTGGTATTTAGGCATTTTAAAAGATTATCTCTCGCAAAGACGCAAAGACGCAAAGTTTAAAAGATTATCTCTCGCAGAGGCACAGAGAACACAGAGAAAAGATTTATAATAAAAAAACTCTGTGATCTCTGCGGGCTCTGTGAGAGCCTTTTTCTTTTTTCACCCTTAACTCACCGTAATGACGTACGATACATATAGCACATCGTTATCTATAACATCCCGTGAAGCCGTGAACTTCTTAGCCGCTAACAAATGCCCGGCCACGCCTGTAGGATCGCTATCATCACCGAGAAACGCCCCGTAGACAGTCCTGGTGGCCGCAATGGTAAACTCGGCCTTGTTTGCCGCGTTTGTTGCTATCCTTGCTGCCGATATGGCAGCGGCGGTATATTCGGGGTAGGTCGCCTCATCTATTTCAGTGGTAGCCTGCATCGCGCCATAAGTCCCACCTGCCCCAAGGTGCACAGCGGCGGTGTTCCCGACAGCGGGTGTCACATCCAGGTCGTATATTCCAACATACCAGATACGAGCCGCGGACTTTGCGGTCGTGTAAAACAGGATATTGAGAAAATAAGCGACCCCCTCGGTCGTAAACGTGTTGCGAGTCGGTTCCGGATACCCCCCGCTTATCAACTTCCCGTCCCGATACTGGTCACACTGCCAGATCCCCACGAGGCCCAAGTTACTCTCAACCTGGTGCTTGGCCCTATACGCTAAATCCGGGGTTTCCCTCAGTTCGTCAAGCATATCTCCATTTGGTATTACTATTCTGTCCATGATTATTCTCCTTCCTGCCCGCAATGCTTCGCAACGCGAGGCAGGCGGGTGTTTGGCCGGGGCATAAAAAAAGGCCGATATGGAGCACACAAACCCCATACGGCCTCTAAATTTGGCTACCGGAGAAGATCAACTCCCCGAAAGCACCCCGGAATTAGTTATTTGTTATCTGTTAATTGAACCGTAAAGTTTAAAAGATTTTCTCTCACAGAGCCCACAGAGATCACAGAGTTTCTAATTTATAAATCTTTTCTCTGTGTCCCCTGCCCGCAATGCTTCGCAACGCGAGGCAGGCGGGTCTGTGTCCTCTGTGAGAGACATTTTTTAAATCACCACTCCATTGCGCACAACCTCACACGTCGCATCATCACTTATATCGAGGCCGCTGTTTACTCCGCCCCTCGGGAATGAGGACAAAACCTGAAACTGCCCGTTTTTCATCCTGTGCAACATGGCCCCGGTAGCCCCGGGGGCAAACTTTACCTTTCGCTGACTGAGCGAAAACAGCCTTCCTGCCGGGTTCCCCGCCACAAACCCTTCTTTTGACACCCACACGGGTACACTGTGATGCTTTTTTTCAGGCGGGGATATGGTATCTCCCAATTCGATAATATTATTGCAATATGCCGGTTTCAGGGACACGGCCCCGGCGCCCACGTCCATCTCCTGCATCTCCTGGGGCTTAGTCCCCTTCATGAATTTGGTCCGGTCCTCGCAGCCGACAAAGAGACCCGACCAGACCTTTGCTATAAGGACGCCATTGGTGGCAAACCTGAAACGGTTGCCGCCCAACTTCCACCAGCCAAAATGAAAGGATTCCGAGTAATAGAGAAAATTGTCTCTCATCCCCCACATCCGGCCAAACGCGTGTGTGATACACTCCATAAAGGGCGGGGGTGAACAGAGAAAGGATGGCAGGGGTTCCACGGATACCGGATTGACGATCGCATCGGTCTCGCCTACCTTAAAAAATTTATCCCCATTAGGATCCGTACACCAGACTATGGCGCCCGAGGGGCGGTTGCTGATGGAGATCCCGCCCTCGGCCGCAAGGGTAATCCCGGATACAGGCCCGTTACCGCTTATATCGTCCCCGGAAGTGGCGGGGTTTTGGGTAAGTGTGACCTTATACCTGCCCGCAGGCAACCCCCCGGTGGTTGAAGACAGGACCGGCCCCTCGGGCAGGGTAATGCCCCAGACCGATATAGTGTCGGTCTCGGGGTCGAATATGCCGTTATAATATTTACTGGACAGGTAAACCTTGTCGCCGACCTCGGCGTAGAACATCTCGGTCTTGAGACCACCGATATCCTCGATGGTGGTAGCAGTCTCACCGCTGATCCGTTTGAGGGTAGTCCCGTCCATAACGAGATGACAGGTGGCCCCTGCCCATTCCGAATGGCCGTCAGTGAGCGAAATAACCTTGGTCTGCCCATCCCGCTTGACGAGACGGCCCTTTTGCGTCACATCCGCATTCAGAATGATCCGGGGCTCCACAACACCGCCCTTGGCCACAAACAATCCCTCCGAGGCCTTGACGTTGTTCATACCCGTAAACGAATTCATTTTGACGTTTCTCGGCATAATTTATCTCTCACAGAGATGCAAAGTTTAAAAGATTTTCTCTCACAGAGCCCACAGAGATCACAGAGTCTTTTATTTATAAATCTTCACTGTTGATAACTCCCCTTTGAGCAATTTCAGCTTTATCCCATAAGGTGAGATATCTTTAACCCGAAACAAACTCCCTTTGATTTTCAGTTCTTCTCCTACATAAAAGACACCTTTTGATTTTGGGTACTTCTTCCTCAGATTGTCATACTCCTCTGATGGTTTATACTCAAATTCTTCAAATCTTCCTTCTCCTGTATCCATTAATCCTCCCCCTTAATCATTACTTTTTTGATTCTCATGGTGTCCTCTTTGTGTCAAAATCTTTTCTCTGTGTTCTCTGTGCCTCTGTGAGAGATTTTTTCTTTTTTTTATCCTCTCGTGGAATATCTCCCGCCCTGCAGCCTCTTCAGCGCGGTCTCCCGGTTCACCCGGACAATCTCTTCCAAATAGAGATTATGCAGGTTTTCAAACCGCTCCAGACCTTCCTCGTAATCCGCGTTAAAGAGCCAGCCCGCCTCGTAACAGATGGCCCGGCAGCTCATGGGCGGAAAACGCCAGGTGTCATAATCCGAATAGACAGGGGAGGGCATACAGAGATAGGGCACATAAAGGGTCTGGTCGGCCGTGGCCGACGGTGCATCGAGATAGACCTGGTAGTTGGCCGCCGGTGTGATCACATAGGCGTCACTCGAGGTCCAGGCGTTATTGGTCCCGCCGAAAAGGGCACAGACAAGATGGGTGTCATCGGTTATGGAAAGAACCACCCCGTCCGATCCGTCCGTGGTGTTGTGGATGATATCCCGGACCTCGGCCGTGGTCTCGAAAGCCGCCTCCGTATCGGTCAGGATACATCGGCCCGCCGTGGCCGCGCCCGCAGAAGTGGCCGTCCCGGTCACCGAACTTTCCCCGTCAGGCTTGTCTCTAACGGCAAAACGGGCGGGAATATCCTTACTGTCCGTGTAATTTGCACGATAGAGGTGTTCAAAGGACGTGAGATACGGCCAGGAGTAGTAAGTCCCGTCATAATACTTGGCCACAAACCGCCGGTTCCGGTCCTTGAGATAAGGCTCGATATAATTCGCCGGGAGATTATAGACCTGCCGGTCCTCAACCGTGGTGATAGTGGCGATAGCCGTCAGGATCCTGGTCTGACGCACAAAATCCAGGGCCGCGGCATCGAGACAATCATAAAAAAACTTCTTGTCCTCGTCCGCGATCCCGCCCATAGCCTTCACGGCGTAATTATAAAGGGTCTTTCCGTCCATATCAGCCTCCGGATACTGGATACTGGTTACTGGATACTGGTTACTGGATGCTGGTTACTGGATACTGGATACTGGATGCTGGATGCTGGTTACTGGATACTGGATACTGGTTACTGGATACTGGATGCTGGATACTGGTTACTGGATACTGGATGCTGGATGCTGGATACTGGATATTAGTTATTCGTTATTGGTTATTTGTAAAAACTCTGTGTCCTCTGTGTCCTCTGTGAGAGACAATCTTTTAACCTTCGCCGTTCCTGCTGCGCCTTCGCCGTTCCTGCTGCGCCTTCGCCGGTGTCCCTGCTGCGAGAGACAGTCTTTTAAACTTTACCAACAGAATCCTTGAGCGCATCATCAATAGAGGTTTTCTTGGCCGGCCCCTCAATCTTGCACTTTTTGATCCGGATCCTCATGTGCTTACCCGGATCCCATTCGTCCGCATTCTCCGAGATCTCCCTGACGGTACCGGTCACGACCATGGTGATCTTATCGTTCACCCCGATACTGTTAAACCCGGAAATTTTCACCTCTGAACCACTCGGCAAATCCAGGTTACACTTTGCGTATTCCTTAGTCTTTGTCATCGCTACCTCCTCCGTATTCATCGGGCTATCCTCTTTCCTTTATTCGATTGCTGCCCTGCCTTGCAGCCTTCAGCCTCTCTTTTGCCGCTTTCGCTTCCGCTATCTTCCATCGCCGCGTCTTCTTCCTCCCAGCTCTCCGTCCCATGCGCTCCCTTCAATATTCAATTCAACCCTTCAATGGTGATAGTCTCGTAAAAAGTCTCTAAAGCCGTTGATTCCCCTGGATTCCCGCGTTCGCGGGAATGACGAAAACGGGAGTCCATAAGTGGTTGATTCCCCTGGATTCCCGCGTTCGCGGGAATGACGGAAACGGGTCAATAGTCAATATCAGGGTCCGGCTTCCCCTCATACTCCGGAGACCCGGCCCTGACCCCGCAGTGCGGGCACCGGTCCACATCTTCATACATCTGCGAATCCTCCATCCAGACGCCCCCGCACCTGTTACACACCCGTAAGGGTAAATCCGCTACTCCACTCATAATTATCTCTCACAGAGCCCACAAAGTTTAAAAGATTTTCTCTCACAGAGGACACAGACCCGCCTGCCTCGCGTTGCGAAGCATTGCGGGCAGGGGACACAGAGAAAAGATTTATAAATAAAAAACTCTGTGATCTCTGCGGGCTCTGTGAGAGGGTTTTTCTTTTTTCATTAAAAATTCAAAACTAAAACGTCCCTTCCTCCGGCGCCGCTTTTTCTGAGTTCTGATCTCCGGTCTCTGGCTTCTGATCTGTATCTTCCGGCTCCTCCGCCTCTTCCTTCTCATAATGATACGCGCCCAACTCGATCATTCCCGCATTTCCCCACCACTCGGGTCGGACCTCAAACCCGAACTCGGGCCATGTGCTGGCCTCTGAAAAGGCTTTTTTCCGCTTGTCCTTGACCGGTCTGCGGATATAGACCATGGCATCTAAATTGCTCGCATCCCCATCTACCGGTACCGGTACCCCCTCCAACTGTCTGCGCTCGATCTCCTTTTCACGGGCATCGTAAAACCCTGCCGACATCTCCTTACCTGTCCGGTCCCACCAGTTAAGGGCCAGCCGGTGCTGTGTAGGATCGCTGATAATATTAAGATCCTCTTTTTTCAATACCGGACTTTCGTCCTTGTACCCGTACACCCCGTTGGTATGGAGGAAAATCTGCCGCCCGTCGCTCTCCTGCCACGACCTGATCACATTGATCTCCTTCTGCCCGGTCGTCCCGTCCGGGTTCGTCACCTTGATAAACAGTTTCTGTGCCATAAAAAAACCTCCGGTTTTTAGTTATTTGTTATTTGTTATTTGTTATTTGTGGTTACCGGGCATTCGGGCCTGACATCCCAGACCCGAATAACCAATAACCGATAACCAATAACTGTCCCTTACTCTCCCACAAACAACATCTTCAATGAGACCGTCGGGGTCTCACCCGTGCCTAATTCCGGGAGTGCGATATCCGCGCCTCCACTATCTGCCGGGTCTTTCTGTTGATACATCAGGAGCTTGTGGTTGGTCCGGTCGTACTTATAGACATACCCGTCCCCGTAGGGCTGTTCGATGAGCCCGATATCCACCTGCCGCTGAAGCCCGAACAGACCGATGGCCGGAAGCTCCACCCCGCCGGTGGGATAGGTCAGCGCCCCATCACCGAATGCAATGGTCGCTATACCCATAAATTTACGCAATGCCCCGTGACCGATATCCTTATCCCTGGAATTCACGGTCACCGTGACATCAGTGCTCGCTAAAGCTGTCATGATAAAATTCCTCCGTAATTTTCGTTATTCGTTATCCGTTAATTGTTATTTGTGGCCATTGGTCATTCAGAGCCTGTCCTGCTTAGGGTGAATAACCAATAACCAATAACTAATAACCAATAACATCCTAAGTCGTTGCAACCAGGTCCGTCATGTTGGCCTTGGTCTCGGGCATTTGCTGGACCAGAAGCTCCGGTCTGAAATGACCCGTAGGTGTACCGGTCGCGGCAGTCGTCAACTGGACAACCACCTCTTCACCCGGTTCCAGGACCGTGCCTACGGCCACTTCGTCGTACAGCACCTTGCCCTGGGCCGTGGTGCCCATGATAAAGTGGGCGATATCCGCGGCGCCCCGGGACCCGTCCGACCCCAATGTGGGCCGTTTGTCAAAATCCACCACGGGCGTGGTAGAGCTGCCGGCGCAAACCTCGGTGACAGCGAGCTGCGCCCTCACAACCTGGCACTTGAACGGTACATGAAACACTCCCACATCCGCAGCACCCTGATCACAATCGACACCTAAGGCATCGTCGTAATCAACAAACAGATCCAGCGGAAGGGGTATCGTTAAATCGCTTCGTAACGTCATGATAAAATTCCTCCGTAATTTTAGTTATTCGTTATCCGTTAATTGTTATTTGTTCCGGTTACCGGCTATCCGCTTTCCGAATAACCGATAACCAATAACCTGCCTAAGAGCTTGAAATCCTCACGATCCTGGCCAGCCGGTCGGTGTTCACGGGAAACTTTACCCCGAAGGCCACGGTCCCGATCCAGGCAACCGCATGACGCCGGCCGAAATCCGCATTGGCGTTCGGCATGGCTCTCAGATGCGGAAACTCTATCTCGATCCGGGCAACCGCGTCCCTGCCGAAAATCACACCCTCGCCGAGGACGGAACCGGTACCGACCGAATTGCTAAGGGCCGACTCGTTGTTGACTTCAATCATCCGCACGGACTCTATCTGGCCGATCTCGCCCCGATAGAGATGATCCCCTTTGCGGAGATACATATTCCAGGCCTCGATCACACGGTCGTCACGCAGACCCCGGAGGGCCTTGGTGGACATTAAACCGATATAATGCTCGCCCTCGTAAAAGGGGACGTGCAGGTCCTTGACCATATAATCCCGGATGGTGGAGATGTGATGCTTGGTCACATTGACCAGACCTGCTGTGGATGCCGTGCCGTCCGTGTCCCATGTCCCGCCCGTAAGACTGGTGGGGATGAAAATCACCTTGGCATCGGTCCCGGTAAACTCCGTGGCCGCGGCCACATCCATGGCCTGGTTCATCTGGTCGATCAGGGCCTCCTGTGCGCCCTGCTTGGGATCGAACTTGGAAAGCTGACGCGCCAGGTCGGTGTACTCAACACCCCGGCCCCATTCCTTGATGGTGATATCCTGCTTTCCCATGGTGAGCTGATCGATCGGCACCCTTGTGGTCTCTTCCAACTGGGCCGATGTGGGATCAGATAAGGGTTTATAATATACAAGGGTAATACTCTCGCCCTTGCCCTTGCCGAATGAATCCTCCTTTTTGGTAAACGGCACAAACTTCCACTGCCTGGCCGCCACCTTCAGGAGTTTTCCCGACAGATGGTGGTTCTTATAGACGCCGGTCTGGGCGTCAAATTCCCACGTAAACGTAGCTTCGGTAGACATTTTCTACATCCTCCGTATGTGCGCATAGCGGTAAGCGCATGGCGCATGGCAAAACTGCTCTGCGCTCTGCGCTATGCTCTCTGCGCTTAGAGCATCCTTTCTTCCATAACGTCGTCGAGGGCGTCATTGAGTGTCACGGCCTTGGGCTTCGAGGGTTTCTCTTCGCTCCGATCGGCCGCGGACGTACCGAGAGGCAAATTCTCCTCCTGGTGTTCATCGCTCTTCTTCTCTGCCGCCTTCTTCAGACGCTCCTGGAAGCGCTGCTCCTGTTTTGAGTGATAATCCTTGGTCTGCTGTACGGCGAAATCTATCTGCTCGTCAAAAGAGAGCTTTTGGCCGTCCGGGCCTTCGGTAGGGGTAAAGCTGCAGGCCATCCGGAAATAATCGTCATCCGGATCGATCCCTGCGGTCTTAGCCTGGTCTTTCACTGCCTCCCAGACGGTTCCCTCGCTCTCGCCCGACGGGGTCTCTTCGGCTTTCGCCGCGCCCGCTTCGCCTTCCGCCATGCTCTCTGCGCCCTGCGCCCTGCGCTTAATATCAACCGCCGAGTCTTTCTCGGCCCAGATCCGGGATACTTTGTTACGGTAAGTCTCGTCCTCCGGATCCAGATCGTCGATTTTGACCAAGGCCTTCTCGTGCTCCTCGGTCATAAAATCCAGCAGATTCTTATCGTCCTGTTCCTGTGTTACCCTCTGTTTTTCCGCGTCTCGAGCCTTATCGAGTTCCTGTCTCAACCGGGCGGCCTCCTGCTCGACCTTAGAGGCCTTTGCCTGAATATGCCGGTAACCGGTCTCAGCGTCTTCCTGACTCTTAAAACGGAGTGGTTTTTTACCTTCATCCGGCGTCTTCTCTTTGTCCTGAGTTCCCGCCGCATCCTCTTCCTTTTTCTTTCCATCCGGCGTCTCTTCTTTGTCCTGAGTTCCCGCCGCATCCTCTTCCTTTTTCTCTCCGTCCGGCGTCTCTTCTTTGTCCTGAGTTCCCGCCGCATCCTTTTCCTTTTTCGGAGGGCTGTCCTGATCATCGGATTTCGGGGTAATGGTCGCTTTTTTCTGCTCTGCGCTTTCCGCTATGCGCTCTGCGCCTTCTTCCCGGGCCGCCTCAACGAGTTCTCCCTGGAATTTATCCATGCCGTCCACCATCGCCTGATCCAGATCCAGCGTAGTCTCCTCTTTCTCTGTTCCCATAAAAAACCTCCGATTTCCTGTTATTGGTTATTCGATATTGACCGGGGCATAAAAAAAGGCCGATATGGAGTGTATGGACCCCATACGGCCTTAATTTTGACTCTCAAAGGTGATCAAACCCCTAAAAGCGCCCCGTTTTTGATTGACTATTGACTATTGACTATTGAAAAAACTCTGTGTTCTCTGTGCCTCTGTGAGAGACCTTTTTTAACTTTAGGCACTCCCTATCCCCATGTTTGCTTGATACAGCTTATCCACAGCCACCTTGGCCGCATTAAACTTGTGTCCCATATCCTTCAGGACCCCGAGATACCCCTGGGCCTCGGGATCATCCTGTATTAATTGCAGCAGCCGGTGTTCCAACCGGGTCAGCAATAGATCCTTAAACCGCTCTCCCTCTTCGGAAACCCCCAGGGCCAGATCCTCGGCCTGGGCTCGCAGTTCCGCCTCGGACTGTGCCTTGCGGCTCGCCCGGCGCTCCGGGTCTGCCTGCTGTTTGGGCCGCAGACTCACCACATCCACCTTAGCTCCTGATTCCATTGCAGCCCTCCGGGCTGGTTATTAGTTATTAGTTATTGGTTATTAGTTATTTGTAAAAACTCTGTGATCTCTGTGTGCTCTGTGAGAGAAAATCTTTTAAACTTCGCCGTTCCTGCTGCGCCTTCGCCGTTCCTGCTGCGCCTTCGCCGGTGGCCCTGCTGCGAGAGACTTTTTCCCTTCATTCAAAATTCAATGTTCGACGTTCGTCTTTTTAGCGTTCGTCTCTTCCTTCCCCTCCAGCTTCTCCGCCAGATCCACCACCCCTTTCAGATCCTCCACTTCCTGGGCATCCGCCGCCGCTTCCTTTGCCTCTGCCTCTTCCTTTGCCACAACCTGTGCGATCTGTTTTGCCTCATCCTTGGAAACAAGCACACCCTCGTCATTCAAATTCACCCTCTCCACAATCGATTCCAGGGTCTTGAACGGCAAAATATACGGCGCAAATCTTGGCTTCTCGGCCAGCGGCACGATAATCTCCTGCAGCGCCTTCAGGGTCTCGTTTTCCTTCATAAGCGCCTGTATGCCGCTCACATGAAAAGATCCGTCAAAGACCGGCACACCCGTTACCCCGTTTGCGGCTTCAGGGTTGGGGGCTATTCCGTATTCAAGCAACTCGTCCGCGCTGAAGATCCGGGCGTAATCCTGATATCCCGCGTGGGTTCCGATGATCTCCAGCCCTGCATCTATCCCCTGAATAGCCCCGCGTTCGATATTTTCGCCCATAAGCGAGTAGACACCCATGGCCTGGTCGAGATTCTGCGCCGACTCGCGGGCGGTCATATCCTGCCGGTATCCCGGGAGACCCTGGACCGCGTCGGTCACAAACGACCCCCGCTGAAACTGCTGGTCGTGATACTGCACACTGGCAAGCACATCATTGATCCGGCTGCGCCGCTGCACCTCGCGCACGGCCTGCTGACCGCTGATCGTATCCTTTACCGCGTAGGTCTTGCCGGGCCATGACTCCACATCGGTCGGGTCCACCAGGGCATCTACATTGACCTCCGTGGGCGGGTTGACAAGCCACTGGAGGCGATCCTGCTGAAGACACATTGAGGTGTTTATGGCCTCCCACACACTCAAAACCCCTTCGAGAAGACCTCTGCCCCCGAATGCGAGAAGACCCGGCAGCGCTGAAAAAGAGATACCCGGCCATCTGAGCCGTTTATAGGGAACGCTTTTAGGTTTCTGGATGACACGGTTTCCGGCCACGGTATAGGTTGCCCTGGGCAGCAGAACCTCACCTTTGGGATCCAGGATGATCCCCCAGAACTCGGAGGTGAGTATCAATTTCCGGAACTTCGACCGCTCCCAGATCATATTCTTACGGGCCGAGATCGCATCTTTTGTCATAAAGGGATTCTGTGGGTCTTCGCCGTCCGTTTCCTTGGCCCGGGCCACGTCAAAATAGCGGCCCGACTTCTCGCCCTTGAGCAGTACAAAATAATCGAGCCATTCCTGGTGTATCCAGTAGATCCCCGATTGGCAGTCACGGGCCAGGGCATCCGGGTCGCGCTGTATCTTCCACGGTTCCACTAAGGCGAATTCCAGCCCCTTGCCGGGTACCCAGCGGGGGATCATCTCAAGACTGACGCCCACGGCCAGACCCATGGTCACGGCATCGGTGAACCGGATCACAAAATCGGAGTGGGTGCTGTTAAGATGTCTCTCCATGACCTTCTGGTGGAAATCGGCCGCCGTCTTATTGGTGGCGTTCTCCACACTCAGATAATTGGGGGAAAACGCCTTTTTGACTGCCGCGGCGCCGTACTGGACCGTCTGGAACGGTTTGGGCGCCACATACCGCGACTGCCAATCTTCCTTGTCCGCGTAAGACTCGGGCTCGTTTTCGTGATAAACATTCCAGCAATCGTTCTGGATCCTGCGTATCCGGGCCTGGGCCTTGACCGACTGCTGGATACAGTCGTTGCAATAGTCCACAAAATGCTGCTCGTTCTCGCCCGCATAGGCCCGGGCCGCCCCTTCCCGCTCCTTCAGCTCCTGGTCATCACGTACCTTGAACGGAGAAAGGGTATCCATCTCCCGTTTCCGGTTCAAAAGCTCAAATTGTGGATCCGCCATTTTTATCGGCATGGTTCAGTCTCCAAACCTACCTCTCGCAAAGATACAAAGTTTAAAAGATTTTCTCTCACAGAGGACACAGAGGACACAGAGAAAAGATTTATAAATAAAAGACTCTGTGATCTCTGCGGTCTCTGTGAGAGACTTTTTTTCCCTTCATTTATCATCGGAGTCTTCGCTTACCTCGGTTATTCGTTATTCGATTGTTCAGTCCGCATTCGGCACTGTGCGCGGTTTCGCCTGTATCTTCACCCGGGATAAAATCCCGGTGGTCCCCCCCACAGTCATCTCGGCAATCATCATACAGTCATACGCACTGCAAGCCCTGTTAATCTCGGCCAAACACTTCTCTTCCCTCATCTTGTCATCACCCACAATCATCTTCGGGCCACCCGCCGCCATAGCCGCATCCTGCATCGTCTTGAAATCCTTACTATTGTCCACACCCATCCTCCTCATTCCCTTCTTAATCGATCGTTTAGCCACCTGTTTCCTCCACCCCTTTCGATTGTTGATTGTTGATTGTTGATTGCTAAATCCGCGCGCCCAACGCATTCGGAAATATCCGGTCAAAATTCGCCTTGTACGGCCTGCTCACTCTCCCCGGCGCCCAGTCCTCACTCCTGGACTTACAGCCGGCATGGCAGCCCCGGGGATCCGGCTCGCCATTATGCCCCTCATCCGGAAAGGTCTCGGCCCCGCAGTCCTTACACTTAAAGATCTCATTCTTCTCACCCTCCTGATCATAGGGCCCCCCCTCCGTCATCTCCCAATACCTGTCGTACTTCCCCATTGCAGCCCTCCGGGCTGGTTATTAGTTATTAGTTATTAGTTATTCGTAAAAACTCTGTGATCTCTGTGTGCTCTGTGAGAGCCTTTTTTTCCCTTTGCGCCTTCGCCGTTCCTGCTGCGCCTTCGCCGGTGTCCCTGCTGCGAGAGACTTTTTCCCTAATCATCAATCCTACCCCACCGCTCTCATCCCAACCCTCGATCGGCCCCCGTAATTCCCTCCGCGATAAGACCGCGCCAACTTCGTCTTTTTCATCTTCTCTTCAAGACTGAGTCTTTTATTTTTCGGCAACTTGACATACGGAAATAGCACACTCACCATGTACGCAAACGCATCGCCCGGATGCGAAAACTTGTCCTTGACAGGCAGGGTACCCACGATGTTTCCGGAATTATCTTTTTTCCAGTGCCAGCCGCCGTTGAGGGCGCGGTGAAGCAGGTATGCCGACTTTGAAATAAAAATCCTGGGGGAGCCGTCTGTGGCAGACATGAGAAGTGAGGTTTTGAGTGGATCGATCCGCGATACCCATCGGGTGGGTCCCGGTTCAAAACGGGTCTTGAGCATACGCTCCACCCGTTTGGACGCCGACTCGATCCGGGTGGACTGGTCCGGGGTCCGCATGGTCAGATCGCCGATATCCCGCCAGTCAAAAATATTATTCTTGTACTTGGGGCTGTTGAGCAGGGGTTCGACCTTCTCCGCGATTAATTCCTTAACCCCGATATTATCGCCCGCACACACATCATGTATCCACAGCTTGCCTGGCGGTACAAACTGACCGATAACACAACAGGGGCTATGCCAACCGTCCCAGCCGCGTACACCGATACCGCCCCTGACCACCGGTAAAACCGTGTCTCTACTGAAATGTTTCAGGGGGTTATACTCGGGTGTGACCTTCTTCCCCCTCATCACCGGGGCGGCCCGGCCCTCGATATACCGAGCCTTCTTTCCCGGGTCCCTGCTGAATGCGGCAATATGGGCGGCCCTGGCCTGGGGGTTTAAAAACTTGTTTTCGCGGTATTTAATACGATAGATTTCTTTGTGGATCTCAAACCCGGTCTCCGGATCAACTGCAAGGATATCCGGTCCGGCGGCTAATTCCTCGGTCCAGTGATCCTCATCCGCCGGGTTCTGGGTGATCTGCAATCTCATCAGGGTACCCTTCTGCCGGGCGGCCCTGGCAAGGGCCATCTCAAACACCTCGTATGGGAGACCCGCATTCGCCTTCTCAATAATAGGCGCGGGTTCTTCAAGCCAGATCACCGAGTACTGCGGGCCTTGTAATTTTGACAGGGAGGCCTCGTCATCGATACCGAAGCAGTCCATCTCCACCCTCGGGGTGGAATGGATGATCATCTTTTTGTCGTCGTCGTGAAATGAAACCCGGGACCCGAACATCTCCCTGATGTCGGGCGCCGTGGATATCTTGATATTCTGGTGGGTGTCCCTGACAAGTGCGCCTCTTATAGGCCGCCCGCATCTCGCAGCATGACGGACCAGGGCGATTGCCCCGGCGAATGTCTTACCCTCGCCCATTGGACCCATAAGCATGACCACCTCTGCAGCGGAATGCACAAAGGCGTCCTGGGTCTCGGAGAGTTCCACAAACCAGCCGTCAGCCATCCTTCTTGCTCCCGACGATATAGGGTTTGTATGTTGAATGGTCTTCCTTGTTGTCTTCCGGACGTTTGCCGCCCGTGCGATCCACGATATAGATCGGGCTCTTTCCCTCATCGTCTAATAATCCGGCCTGTCTCAACTTCAGATCGATGATCTTGATGGCCGTGTTCATAGCCTTGTCCCGCTGTAACTGGAGCCGGTCCTCCCGGGCCATATAGATCAGGCATTCCCGGATGATCTTTCTGACCAGGACATCGATATCCTCGTCTTTGCCCGTAAAATACGTGTCTGAAATTAGCATCCACCGCCACAACTGCACTTTCCCCATGATAGCGACTGCGGCATCGGCCATCCGGTCTACCCGGTCCTTACCCGCCTCCCTGGCCCACTCAAGGCACTGGCCCTCCATCTCTTCGAGGGCCTTCAGGTCCTCAGGCACCACCCTGTCCACATGGTCGCGGATGGTCTTAAACGCCTCATCCGTGGCCGCATTGCGGACCTTGCCCACATAACGGGCAATGGACGACTCGGACACCTTTGCATCCGGGTTTTCGATCTTGACCTGGGCCGCGATCCGCCGGGCAGAAAGCCCTTCGGTCACCAGCTCCTGAATCCGCCTGTCAAGCCCCATCTGCTCGATCTTGGTCCGTCTGTTGGCCATGTCGCCTACGGCTCCGGTTATTAGTTATCTGTTATTAGTTATTAGTTTTTGCCCTTCATTCATCATTCGATGTTCGATGTTCGATGTTCAATGTTCGATATTCGTCTTCTTAGAGTTCGTCTTTTTAAGCTGCTCATAAAAAAAGCGGCTGTACGGAGAAGCATGGCCCCATACAGCCGCTTTTAATATCGTTATCCGCCCCCGGGTGATCAACCCGGCACGGTATTATTCAATTAACATTTAAACTCAAAACTCAAAACTCAAAACTCAAAACTCAAAACTGTTTTTATTATAGCACGGGTTTTTGAAACGATAGGCCTACAGGTGGGCAAAAAACCGGCTGGAGGTATTCCCGGCCATTCTCGGGAATTATCGTGGAAGAAAAAAATGTAGATTTTTAAAAAAAAGACTTGACAAGGGTAAAAAAGAGGGAGTGATGCCTGCCCGCCATCGGCTTCGCCTTCAGGCGAGGCGGGCGGGATTGTCGATTATTGATTGATGATTGAAGGGCCAAGGGCGCCAAGTTGCGGGTTACGGATTGCGGGTTGGTGGATTAGCCTTGTTATACCCTGAGGACGGACGGGGGCATATGAGCGTAGACAATATTCCATGTTGGATGCAATGTGAATATACCTAAATTTCCAGCAAATCGAACTCGCAAATATTGTCCCCTTGACCCGACAATCCAACCTCTTGATGGCTCAACGTGTTCACATTTCTGAAATGTGATTTCCATTCCCCGCTTTGCTGGAACCCCATACGTATCTCTAATATATTTCATGCTCATCTTTTCACCTATAACGTGGAATTAAGCGGAGCAGTCTTTTTCGCTTCCGCTTGAATGAGTGGTTATGAGCTTACATACCTGCCGCCCAACAAAATCACTTGAAAAATATCGTATGTATTTTCCTTCTTTTTCAGCGTATTTTATTTCTTTGGACGTGCTTTCTCCGATATATCCATCCCAATCGACGACAAATATCTCATCGGCAAGATCGATTTTCCTTAAATGCAATTCGTCCATAGCTTCGGCGCAGCCTTCATGTTCTGCAAGATGATCTGAAGGACAATCTGGATACCATTGAGGCAATAAACTCAACCCCATTGTAATCGCCAACTCATTGCGCTCAATCAGCCATTCCGCAACTGCCATAATTTCAACAAATTTCGATGATCCGCACATGACTACTATCTTCGGTTTTTCCATTTCTTTCCTCATAACGTGGAAATGAGCAGACGGCGTGTTTTTAGCCGGTATGCTCGATTTCTTGGTTATCGTCAATGCGCCCATATATGACACTGTGACCCTTTCCAGATAAGGCAATTTGATCAATATCTGCATGACTATCAAAATAGTCTGCAACCCATTCAGGTGCGCCACTATCATTGTCTATTGGTTGTGGGCCTTGCGCATGAAACGTTCCTTTTATTTGTAATTCACCTATTGCATGGGCACCGAAAACTTTCCGGCCATTACTCCCTTTCATTGCAAAAGTGAAAGATCCTCCATCTACGAATGGCATAAAAGCCTCCTTTCTAAGACGATAACAAGTGATTATATAGATCCGCATAACTTCGGTTTTTGGAGGTTATGCGGAAAAGCAAGTTTCGTGCCAGCGATTTTCTCTGCGCCCTCACTCCAACCCCGGAATAATAATCGGCACATCCACGGACGGATAGTCCGGCCGCACCGTAAACGACTTTCCGGTATCCATATCAAGATAATACCGCCCACTACCCTGGCGCCGGCTGTTATACAGCTTCCCGGTGTCCATATTCCAGATATTCGCCCCGCCGGAGCCATCCTCGTGGACCTCGTAAGTTCGCATCTGCCCCGAATCATCCATAATCGTCACCCGGTACCCCCAGGCCGTCACCCAAACTCCCAAAACCAAAACCACCACCGCTAATCCCATTATTACCTTTTTCATACTGCACCTCCCGCGTTACGTTGAAAACCTGTCATTTCGTGATACTCTGCCATTAGAGTGTTCATGTTAGAATCAATATCAATGCAATAACCGATGGCCTCAAGGTTGAAATACATTTCCCCACAATGTTCACACATCCAGTGGGATGCCAATGGAATCTCGCCGTCCTCTCCCCAGATACTATACTCAACCTCATCTCGTGGTGGCCTCATTCGTGCAAATTCAATACACTCCGACCCGATGTCGATAAGCACCCCACAACTCCCGCAGCGTTTTCGCCTGGAGGTATCCAATTTTTGGAAATCATCAGGAGAAAACCAGCAAGGACCGTCTCCCTCCCATTCATTGCACGTACAGGATAACATAATATCTCACCCCTCCCCTGCGTCCTCTGCGCCTCTGTGTGAGACGTTTTTTAAAAATCTCTCACAGAGATCACAGAGTCACAGAGAAAAAACTAATCAATGTGCGCCGTTTACCCCTTCCTGTGCACCTCATACAATTCCAAGCTCGCCTTTATACTCTCCAGCTCTATGGAGATGGCCCATGCCAGGGCCTCAATACACGAATACAACCCGCCTGTCAGCCGCATATTGTCAATCAGCCGATCCCCGGGCTCCTCAAAGTCACCTCCGATCTGCAGCGCATGGAGTACCATCCCGAGACCGGTCAACCCCTGGGCCGCCCGGTCGATATGCCCCAAATACATATTAACAGCCGGAAAAGATTCAGGTTCCGTCATGATGCACCGCCTTCCCAGGCAACCGCATAATACCGCCCGGTCCGATTCAGACAGACCCCGTGTGCCACACGAATACAGGTGATACCCCCGTTCTCATCAGGTACCGACTGGGATGTAAAAACCATCCGTGCAGCGATTTCCCGCAAGGACCTGTAAAACGTATTGCGGCCCAGGGGCACACCCTGCGCATCTTTGCACCACCCCTGATACGCCTCATGAAGTTCCATGGGGCGACACGAGGCATCCGCGTGCATCAAACAGCAGCTTTCTAAGAAATCCCGAACCGTTTCATCCTTCATCCGGAGGACCCGGGATACAGGCCTGGCTCCGAAACTCGTAGCAGGTCCTTTCCCGGTCAGATAATCGCCGTCATAGCCGGGCCTGCCATATACCGCCGTCAACCCCCGCACCGCCGCATTCACCGAGGCCATTGTCTCGTTCAACTGGGATATCGCATCCACAGCCGCCTGATCCGCCTCCTCATCCGCACCCGGTATGGCATACTGCCCCGTTTTGCGGAGGGAGGGAAGCACATCATGGGTCACCCACCGCCGAAAAGGTTTAGCCGCCTCCTTGTTCGATCGGACAATCAGGGTGTAAAGACCGGATTCGGAAATGGTCGCCATGTCCTGTGCGCCTCCAAGGGTATCAATATTTTTGATACCCTTTTCATCATCATCCAGCTTTTCAAGTGCCATACTTACATTTTCAAGCTCCAAAATAACACAAACATCCTTTCCAACAAACCAGGGCTCCCCACTTTCATCTCGGATCACCCGCACATCCTGCTCCTCATACTCAAATGGAATTACATTAGTCATGATTCATTCTCCTTCCTTTAGAAGTTTGACGTTTAGGGCACAAAAAAAAGCGCCCGAGTGCTGTCATGGCTCTAAAGGAGACCACCCTCGGCGTGTTGCCACGCTTCGGACACTCGGGCGCAAAGAATAAGCCCTAATAAAAACACCCCCTTCCGCGTCACAAAAATGGCGCGGCAAGGCCGGGGACAGCCTCTTTAGAGTTATGACAGTTATTTCCATAACAAATCCTTTATCCCTTGTCAAGATGTTTTTTTTATTTTTTATTTGACATTGAAGCACTTTATCTGCTACATTGCAGCATCTGCAATAATACAGGAGGATCATAAATGGTGAATATCTCTCGTAAGATGAAAGAATGGTATCGCGGAACACCCATCCCATACAGCATCGATAACCTCACGGACCTCCAGAGAGACAAGTTCGGTGAGCCACAAACACCGCTTCTTCCCGACAGATTCAATCCGCCGGTTATCGCTAAAGTTTTCAATGGCATAGGACGCTTCTGCCGCCGCTACTGGAAATGGATTATTGGAATACTTTTTCCAGCAACTCTGGCCATGATAGGCCTGCATCTCGCATCTTTAGTATCAACTTTATCCATGTAACGGCGGCAAAAGTCATCCCCACGATAAAGGCATACTTCCAACTGTTCACAAACTTATCGATTTCATTCATGATTATTTCCTTTCATATCCTTCATTTTCTCACCCACCAATAGGTCTATCTCCATCGATACCGCATAAATCGCCCTAACCAGGTCCTTATCCCCGCCCTCCTTAACCCGCTCCTCAGCCATCCACACAATCGTATCCGCCATCGTCTACCCCATTTCCATTCGATGTTGGATGTTCATCTTTCCCTCATTCCGGCACCTCATCCCAGACCTTCCCATCCAACGCGGGCATTTTAACCAACTTCCCGTCAACATCCATCTGCTTCAGGAAGAACGGGACCCGGTGCCCATACGCCTTACACTGCTCCCTTATAAATCGAAACCACTCCCAATCCGTTCGCCTTCGCTTCGGGCCGCTCTCACACCCCGCTATCACCCAGTCCAATACCGGCGCATCAATCGTGTGAGCGTTGCATGCGTCCCACTCTTCCTTATACCCGCCGAGATAAGACTCCAGATTCACCGGTCCCAGTAACGGCTCAAGAGACACAAACCGCCGCGCAGCCGGTATCTGCAGTAGTACGGGTATCCGTCGATCTGCCTCCTCCTGATTTTCGGCAGTAACCCCAACCCAGACGTTTTTCCTTTCATGCCCTTCAGGGTAGCGCGTACCGAGGAAGTCCAACGCCCTCTCCGGCCGCTTCGTCAAAACCAGATATGTGTGGCCGGGTCTGTCGTTTGCCGGTTGGATATTCCCCTCGGCGTCATAGAATTCACCCATAGCCTGCCACACATTAAGTATCCACGCTTCATCCACCTCGGGGTGAAAAAGATCCCCCATAGAGCAGACAAACACCCGCCGCGGCTTCTTCCACTTCAACGGTTGGTTTATCCGATCGGGATGGAAAGTCACCTTGAAAGGATCGTCCGCCGGGTACCCGAACCGCCCCTTCAACCGCTGCGCCATCCGCCGGGCATAACAGTTCCGGCACCCCTCCGACACCGGAGAACACCCGGTAACCGGATTCCAAACCTCATCCGCCCACTCAATCTTAGTACTCACTGTGTTTCTCCTTCGCCCAGATCAGCCGCTCGTCCGCTGGAACGGCTTGTTATATTTTGCTGCTTATCTCTGATAAAATTTCTCGGATGTCGAGTAATATTTGTACTGTTAAATTACTTGAGTGAACACCGCCATCTTGATACGAAGCGTGTAAATCTCGCAATATATCTTTTCTATCACGCATTTTATTAGAACTTTTTGTATTATATTTTTCGCGCATTACAGTTAATGGGTTTTTGGGTCGTTTTGTATAACAGTGCGACATATCACTTCCAGCACCATCTTCTCCATCATTTTCTAAATTATATCCGTGCTTAGTCTTAGAAGATCCGCCTCTGGCTGGGTCTCTGTCACAACCCCTGCTTGTTCTATGTTCTCTTGTCATTTTGCTCTCCTTTCTTTTAAAATCTAACGTGCAGGTCAGCCGTGGAACGAAGTGGAATCGGCTGAATCAGCCTCGTTATACACATCATTTAAGATAAAATCGGCTTTCGCGTACAGCTTCCGAACCCTTAGCAGTTGACGCCTGAACGCTGAAACCGGTTTTTTGTAGCTCCGGTCAATTTTTTCCTCAAAAGCCAATATTTTTTTATTTAGCTTTCCCATGTCCTGGATTATTTTATGATAATCTCCAAGCCAATCCAAATATTCGTAGGTGCTGGATTGACCATTTATTTGGATTTTACATCCTCTGCACATAGTAGTCCCCAGCGTATAACGTTGAGTTAAGAGGTGCGGCGGTCCTTTGCCGCAACCTTCTTAAACGATTTGTTATCTTTGTTGTAATCCTAATGCCTCAATTTCATTAATCGTAAGCTTTGGGTAAACTGTAACGTTCCCGCAATTGGTTTTTGTTAAATCCACATCGATCATTCTGTTTTGACTTTCGCAAATAGTCAAACCTTTCCATCCAGGGGGGGGTGGGAAACACTTTTCAAGCCTCATCGCCCTGGATCTTCGACTGCAAAGGCGCCATTCTTCGTAGGAACCGTCAACTTTTATTAGACATTCAATAATTGTAATGCTTTTTGAGGTGTCAAACATGAATTTCTTCCTCGCATAACGGTTTAATCAGCGGCCGCGTTTAGCGGTCGGCTGAAGCGGCTGGTTAGCTGAACTTTTCGCAATGCTGAGCGGTTAAACACAATAATAGTTGTTCATTGTTCAGTGTTGAGAGTAGCTTTTTAATATCTCGCAACCGGTAATCTGTTAGCCATTTCTCTCGTTCTTGCCAATTTAGATGCTCTATCGGCATGAGGTATGCTTCTAATGCTGTGCCTCGTGTTCCCACCTGTATTTCATTAAGGCCAGCCGTAAAACTCTCATAAACAACGTCTTCGATTAACTTTCTCATGTAACACTCCTTTTCTAAGATGATAACAAGTGATTATATAGATCCGCATAACTCCACAAAACCGGAGTTATGCGGACAATTTAAACTTCCACCCCCATATCCCGATACACCCGCACCCGGCCCCGGTAACTCCCCTGCAGGTGAGTCGGTCGATCCCGATAATCAAAAATCTTCGGGGGATCATCCCCGGGTTTTGACCATAACAACTTACCGACGGCCTGGCATAGATTCTCGGGATGCCGTAGGGGGGAGGCCACAAACAGGTGGGTGATCCGGTCCACATTCAACAGATTAAAACTCTTGGCGGTGACACAGATAATCTGAGTTTTTCCTTTATTAAACATCTCAAAAACAACCGGCAATTGATCTTTTTTAGTCTTTCCGGATATTAAGATACAGTCGCGGTAATTAGCTTTAAAGGTTTTTTGCAGGGCCTCTAAGTGAACTAATCGCTCTACCAGGACCACGGTCCGGGCGCCTCCTTTTATCGCGGTCTCGGCCAGCACGTCGGTGACAATCCGCTCGTTTCGCTCCGGATCCACGGCCAGGGCGCCCACCATTTTTTTGTAATCTTCACTGAAGTTGTAATCAAACCCGGTGTCCTGGCCGTGGAAAACCGGTCGGATCGCGGTCGATTCCCGGTAAACCCTATCTATGTCGATTTCGGCCAGATGCGGCCCTATATAGGCATGTATAAGGTTAGTTAGACCGTCATCCCGCTTCCGTCTGATCGCCAGACCCAGCATATATGCCGAGGGGATATACCGGACAAATTTAAAAAAAACATTCAGCCCGACCCGGTCGCACTGATCCACTATTAAAAACCCGACCGACTCGGCCACATCGTCGATCATCTTATGAAGTGCGCGGCTGATGGCTATAGTAAAAGGCCTCCCTTGATCCTGCCTACCATCTCCGATCAATCCTATATCCGTCCGGGAAAGCCCCAGAAATCGACCGGCCGCTTCCTGCCATTGATACGCCTGCGATTTAGTCTGCACAATCACCATCACAGGTACCTGTCGCTTTGCCGCCAAATATAACGCAGCTACTTTTTTCCCCGACCCTATTGAACCACAGATAGTTCCAAATCTTCTACTATTCACAACCGCAACCACTTCACCCTGATACGGATACAAATCCCCTTTAAACTCAAAGTAAACCGTGCCTGATCGCTTAGTGTAATCATCGTATTCGCCTTTGCGCCTATGGGCCTGGAGGATACGTATGAGGCGGCTGGCAAACCCCCGGGTTGTAAACAGGTGGCCGTCCCCCTCCCAATAACAGGTCAACTCCCTCGTGATCTCAGGCGTAAGGGTCCCTGCTCGCTTAGCCCGGATCCAGAGCGGATTTTTAAACGTCAATTCCCGCGCCACTTCATCAATCACACCTTCAGGCAGATCCTCGAGGGCCACCCGCAGTTCCCGCTCCACCCGAATCTTAACAGACCCCCCGGTTTGGATAACGTCTTGCCCTGTTGTTACACTATCCCCCTCCACTGTTACACCAACAGCCTCTTCCGGCAAAACCTCCACCTTCGCCTCATCCTCATCTAAGGCACTGTATTTCTTTAACATTTCATCTAATTCCATAATGATAATCCTACTGCTGCTGTCACACCCGTTTTCAGACAATGTGACACTAAAAAACCATTTAACTCATTAATATTCTTATATTTCTATCGTTTTCCATGCCCCACTGTCACGTCACATTCGCTTTTTACAAGATACTTATACTTAGCTATAATTTTATTTACATTTTTTCTTTTTCCCCAAAATTCCATTTTTTAAAAAAAAATTTCATATAGTATCTCTTCCCCTAATATGGTGGTACAGTGTGACACCGTACCCTATATATATAATATAACTTATTATTATTATTATTATTATTATTAAGGGGAGGTGGTACAACTGTGTCACAAACCCCGTCACAAACCGTCACACTGTCACACTTTCCCGTAGCCCTATTTCCAAGATCCCGATCTATTAAAGCTATAATATTTAAAATCGATATCAACACCTTATGGGGAAAAGTAGACTTAAACCTTTCAAAAATCCCACGGCCTCCATAATAGTACCGGGGGCTGGGACTCCGATCCCCCGGTTTCGCGTTTTCCGTTTTTTCCCCACCCACACGCACGCACTCGCGATCAACACACAACACACAACGCCGACCCAGATCCGCCACCCCCAGGCCCCGCAGCAGCCCGCAAAAACCCGCTATCTTTTCGCCGCCTGACGGTAAAACAATATCAGTCAAAATCCAATCAAAAACAAAAAAGCACATAGAAAGCCTATAACTATCTGATTCACTTAAACAATGTCCTATATCCCAATCCCCCAACTTTTCCGAATTAGTTGGGGAGTTATCAACTGGGAGCAGGCCCCACTCCACGCCCTCCAGGAGCCCTTAGTGTGGCCAACCTGCCGACCATCGAACCCGGAAGACCCACCATCGTCACCCCCGTTTATCACCCTAAATCACCCCAAAAACCGGAAAACGCCTCAAAAAAACCCGATCGCCCCCACCCGTTCCATCTTTTTAACCCACTTCCCCTTCACCAACACCCTACACGCCTCACTTGTTAAATATGCCGTAGATAACCCCAGACCTATTTCTTTTTAATTGGTGGCTATTTTTTGTGATCTCTCCCTGATGTTTTCAAAACCCTTTTCAATAAAGAGGGCTACGGGAAAACAAAAAAAATTACAACCCAATTATGCCCCATGGGACCAACACCCCCCGGAGAGGTGAGCCGCCCAGTCGCAACTGTTTAGCCTTGGCCCCGGCAATCCTCAATAGCATATCTCTAATGTTGAGCCCTTGCCATTGGGTCCGCGCCAACAACGCCTTTACGACTGTATCAGGGTGTAGGAATAGGCCTTTGTCGCCGTCTTTAACGGCCTTCACACCGTTTGCTTCCAGGACTTTCTTCGACTCCTCGGTCATCTGCTCCTTACTTACGAGCTGGGACACAGTCCGAGTTACGTAGAGCGTTTTGGATGATTCGTAGCCATCTGACCTCAACTCACCGTCCACCTCCTCCGGTAACCGCACCTGGGCCATCATAATATCCTCTACCAACTTCGCCTCATCCTCCAGCGTCCCACCTTCGAACCGCTCCCGCCATTCCGTTAAGTAGTCAGCCAACAGCCTCGTTATTTGCTCCCCTGGTTGATCAAACGATACTGCAGCCATGCTGAACGCGACAGATAAGGACTCCACAAACCTTGGATCATTATCCCCGATCTTACCTATATTAGCCACCAGCCCCCTTGCCTGAAACGAGGCCCAGAGGACATATACAACAATCCTGATCCGGATCTTTTCAGCCTCCGAACTACTCGGAAACTTCGGTTGACAAGTAGATAATTTTTTCGTTTCGATGGCCAGGTATCTACTGTTTTCCGCAGCGCGATACAATCCACGTTCAACACTGCCCAAAAACACCATATGTTTCAATGTGGCCGCCACTGCTTTCTGCCCGGAAGACCCCTTTCGGGTAATGCCCCCACGGCCGGCAGATCTTATGAAGTAGATAATTTTATCTCTATGTTCGCTTTTCTCTATTTCGTCGATTGCCACCAGGACCGAGTCACATCCGATACTCTGTCGCAGGCCCGGCTCAGTCAATGTCTGCCCCTCACACGGCAGAGCCAGCCGTCCGCCCAATATAGTCATGAGTTCTTTCATGATTGATTTCCCGCTGCCTGACGTGCCGGTCAACCACAGGTGCGGCCGCCACGCCCATATAGACTGCACCCATTGGGCCAGATACCAGCCCACCAGCAGCCACACATCCAGCTTACCCGAGAGTCCCCACTGGAAAAATATATTCAATAGTTCTTCCAGGATACTGTTCGCCGCGGCCCTGTCCATTTTTTTTAATAACTTTAGCACCTCCGGCATACTTACCCAATCATACCCTTGGCGCCAGTCTATCAGGCGCCCTTCGATCACAGGGTGTTCCCACTCCACCAGGTCTTTACCATCCCATAGCCATGCTTTACCGCCCACAACCAGCAAGATCCGATCGCCCAGGTTATGTAATCCCTGGCCTAAATATTCCGGATCCCATAACTGCCGCTTCCCGGCCTGCACGATAAGTCTTTTCTTGACGCCGGAAAACAACACCTGGCCGCCACTCATTGTCTGGGATGATCGCGCCACCTTAGCCGCTACCTCAATCCCCCCGATTTGCGTCAGTTTATCTAAATTCAGATCTTTCAACGCCACCGCATACAACCGCTCATTAACCCGCGACCAGAACAGCAGCCGTTCGTCTTTCAGCTCGCCCAGGACCTCGAAACTCTTAAATTGATACGCCTCGGGCGGTGTGCGTGACATAGGCACCGAGCCCGCCTTTGTACCCCTATTTGGATCAGGTTCAGGAATCGGTTTAGTGATCTTTTCCGCCTCATCCTTCAACCGCGCCAGTTCCGCCTTCGGATCCTTAGCCGCCCGCAATATATCGTCAATGTCCACCTTAGTGCCGGGCTGATCAGGCTCGATCCGGATTACCCGCACATCACCGCCCCCGGCCAATAACGTATTTGCGTACTGCCGCGTATATCGCGCCCCGGCACCCTCAGCCGACTTAGGTGGCGCAGGGTCATTATCGAATGCCAGGTACCATATCCGGCCTTTGGCAATAGCCTTCAGCCGCTCCAGGATCGCAGGCTCGTTGTATGACGCAATTGTGGCTATGGCGTGTTCATATCGTCCCAGGTCCATCACCGTGATCCGGTCGTTTTCTCCTTCCGTTATAATCACCGGCTCGTCCTGCTCTAATGCGTCCTGGCCATAACAGAGCCATCCCTCCGGGGCGCACTCCTTTTTTAACTGCCACTTTTTTTTCTTTTCAGGATCCTTTAACGAAAAAAACAGGATGTTGTCACCGCTGAAATGGGGATATACTGTAATTCCCGCATTCACCACAGACCTGAACCCTGTGTTTTTTTGCTCTCTCACCAGGCCGACAGCTATCAATTCCGCGACGGTCACATCCTGCCCCCTGCAATGTCCAATCAGGCCGCCGCCGCCCAGGCCTATCTTAAAGCGCTCCACGATCTCCCTGCTATGCTGCCGCACGTCCGTCTGGTACGCCAGCGCCGTCCTCGACGCCATTATTCGACCGTGGTAGTACTCCGCCGCGATCCGCCGGACCTCCAGTGCCCGGTCCGGATCTATCTCCGGCTTTGTCCCCGCATCAGGCGGCTCAACCTCCCCCTTTTCTTTCTCTTTCGGCCGCTTAGCCGTGCCGCCGCCGGTCTCATTATCGAGGACGGGGATCCCCCGCTTGCCTGCTATGGATTTCGCCGCCTCCAGCGGGCGCTCCATGTTGCGGTATTGCTGCTCAAACTCAATCACATCTCCCTTGGCCGAGCAGCTGAAGCATTTAAAAAACTGATCCTTTTCGTTAATCGTAAAGCAGTCGCTGTGACCGCAAAAAGGACAGGGGCTGACTCTATACGACCCGCTTCCGGCCCGCTTCGCGTCAACCCCTGTCTCTGAACTAATATATGTTACGATGTTCACCAGGTCTTTTACCCGGTCGAATAATCCAGCCATCTCGCCCCGCCTCAGTATCCGCTATATTTCGTTTTCATATACATTCTTGATCTCTTCCGGCTGGATACACAGATACTCCAATGTCTGCGCTTGCGATGAATGATTAAAGCAGACCATGAGCCTGGGCAGGTCCACGCCAAACGTAACCCTCTGATGATACCCCCAGGTCTTCCGCAGTGTATGGCTCCCATAATTACCCTTCAGGTTAATCTCTCTGCACCAGGCCTTAACCATGTTATTCACGGTACTCACAGTCAAAGGCCCCCGCTGCCCGACAAACAGGTGGCCCTCGTCCTCGCCCGCATGCCCCTCCAGAAGACCGTTGATCGCCATCACGGCCGCACCGTTAAGATTAAACCGTCTCTTTTTACGGGTCTTCTTTTCTTTGATCTCAATTTCGTCATTGGGAGACAAGTGTCGCACTTGCCCCACTCGCAGGCTCAGTATATCCGATGCCCGCAGGTTGGTATTGACGCCCACTGTAAAGATCGCCAGGTCTCGCGGTCGATCTGCCAACATTTTTTTAATCAGACGCACATCTTTTAAATTTTTAATCGGATCCACCTTAATCGAATCACCTTTTTTCGGGTGATTACCATTGCCACCTTTTGCCATGTTCCGCCACCCCCTTTTCTTCTCTATTTTACCGATTTCACATAATGAGCACATCTTTTCCGGTTTCTTTTTTTACAATTCGGACACGCCCCGACCGGTACCCATTGCCCCCTGGCCTCACAAAACACATATCCGCTCATCCCCACCCCTCCTTATCTTCCGTTCACCTCCGTTACGGGGATTGAATAGATCCGGATCCAGTCCCGAAACACATCATCCACCTGCGTCTGGAACGCCGGGTCCACATCCCGCTTGCCATCCTCTACCAGCCGCCCCTCCACCGGCCGCATCCAATACACGATATCATACCCCTCCATCCACCCCAAGGCCGCCGGCAGATAATCGTCAACCACTTCCTCTAACCCCGCCACATCGGCATACACCAGAGAATCCAGCACCGTCCGGTCACAAATGATATTATCCCCGGTAGCCGACGCCAGTAATTCCATCAGCATCTGTTTCAGCCAGATCCACCTCTGCGCCTCCTCGCTCGTATCCCGGTTAATGGGCCACGGACACTCCCGCGCAATACCGCTGATCAGCATCATACTGCCATCTCTACATTCATCCTTCGTCCGTTTAGCCATCTCCCTCGCAAACGTGCTCTTACCCGTCCCGTGCGTCCCCATAATGCCAAATTTCATATCTACTTATCTCCCTCTATATTGTTATGTGTACTTGGTCGTCTTCAATCACACATCGAGCGTATTGAAACTTCTTGATTGACATAGGGTGGCCATGGGGGCTTATTAATGCTATCCCTGAAATCTCAACCTGAGAATCCCGGGAGAATTCATACGCGGGCAGGTCTTGAAATAGCTCATCATATTTCATAAAGGTAATTCGTTCCCGTTCTTGCGTTTTCGATATCTCTTTTTCTTCTCGGATGATTTTTATGGCCGTTTTTTTTAGCACAAAAGGCCACGCCCACCTACAAAACCTGGATAATGCGTCGCGATGAATGACTATGACAATAAATATAATTATCGTTGAACCCATACCCCAAACGCATAAAACTTCCGGAAAATTAAACATGCGTGCTATGACCGAGGTCAGCATAAAGACCAGCGCTAATGTCAAAATCCTCATTGCCCTATGCAACCTCTTCAGCGCTTTCATTAAGTCGTCCACATCCACCCCTCCGTATCTTCCGGGCCAGCCATTCCGGGACCACCACGGCGCCCGGCAGATAGCCCAGTTCATCCTTTGGCAGCCACGCCAGCTTCTTGCCGCCCCGCAGTATCACATGGATCCCTTTATCCGTGATCTCCTCGATCCCGTCGATCTCCACCATAATACTGGGTCGCCGGTCCATCTCATCTCCGCCCTACTCATCAAAATTGAGCTCCACCAACCCCGCCTCCGCCAGATCCTCATTCTCCGCCCCGCACACAACATCCTCTACATCCCTTACCTGCCGGTCATGCCCATGGTAATAAAAATCTTCCGGGTCCCCGTCCATATAGCCGCCGCATTCGTGGACCACGTACCCCATTACCCTATCTCCTTACGAGTAAATTTTCCCTGTGGTAGGATGCACCAAAACCACATCTTTATCATCCTCAGCCCGATACCTAACCGTCCGCCGCCGCCGCTTGACCACCTTCGGAGGATCGAACGGCACTTCGAGCAGTCCCTCCAACCACCGGTCCAGCACCCTCACATTATACAGCCGCAGCCGCCTGTTCCCACCATGGGGTAGATCCGAGGACCGATCTTCGAAACTGGTTCGGCTGATCCCGCAGTATGCCGCGGCCTCCGCGATCCGCAACCACGGAGATTTGATGATTTTTGCACCCTCATCGAAAACAACCTCACGCATACCGTCGCTCCAGCAACCGGGCAACCGCCCGGCCATCCTTCTGCCGGAGGTGGCTCGAATGCCCCGTGTTCGGCCGCAGCCCGGCAAACACCGCCGCTTTCCGGGCCCCCCTCGCCTGTTTACTCTTCTGCACCTTGCCCATCTGCGCCTCCTGGGAAAAAATCACGGTTTGCAGACATAATCACAAACGGGTTACCATCCAATATCTCCGGATGGTATAGTGCCGTATAAGCAGCTTTGAAGGCTGCCGTGATCTCCTCGGACGTTGGATTCTTTTTCTGCCGCAGTCTGTCAAACGCCTTAACCGCCGCGACGATCTCATGCTCCCACAGTAGGATAACTTTCAGACTTGCACTGGCCGTTGGCATACACCTTCCTCCCATTAATTAAACGAAACCCACAAGTAATACATCGGTGGAATAAACACCCACGTTCCCGAATTCATCGCCTCTTCTCCACCGCCTTCAGACACGCAACCGTAAACACCTTACACCGCTGTCCATCCCTCTCGAACCACAGCGTCCCGTCCGGGTCCGACTCTGCGAACCTGATCCCATGATACTCCAATGCGGCCTTAACGCGGTCGCTGGCAACGTACCCGGCGGGCTGGACATACTCATAGGCCCTTACTATTGCCATCATGTGCCACCAATACCCAAGCGCCACCCCGACAAGCAATATACCCAGGACCAGGATCAACCGTCTAAGGATCATCTTTTCTTTCACAGTCTCCATCTTTTATGCCTCTTCACTCTCAGCAATCTTCTTTAGGGCAAACCGTCTTGTCTCTTCCGGTGTTGCAAGAATGGGATCGCCACCACTAAAACCGGGGTGATATTCTTGAACCTCCCACTTCACATAAAGTTCATCACCGGGTATTACATAGCGCCCACCAGAGTCAAAACGCTTTGCTGCAATAATTTTATTATTACTAATCAATGCAGTCCCATCAACTTTAATGTGCGGTTCTCGCTCGGACAGCCCTAACGGTATGTCTTTCCCTAACAACGGGTCAGGCGTGTCTATGATCGTTGCCACAGCAGCAATAGGAGCCGCTGCGGCGGCCTTTAAACTGATACCTAAAAAATCACGTCTGTTCATAGCAACCCCTTCTTTTCCCAATCAACAATTTTACCCCGTTAAATTTTCACGAAGTGAAACGGCGTAGCCGATTTAACCGGGGCATCAATCTAAATAAAGCTCCCATTTTGGCCGTATCTGCCGGGGGAGGGAACGGACCCGCTCAAGCCTTAACAACATTAGGAGGTACGTCATGAAATCGGTTTAGTTTTTGAGTTGTAGATTACCCGTTTACACACCGGACAGACTGCCACCCACCCGTACCCATACCTAATTGCTTTAATATTCTTTTTTCCGCAACACCCCATTTTTATCCCTCGCCCATCTTTACTTCAATTTCGGAATCAGGCTGTTTTTCCGATACGCCAAGCTGGTTTTTCGTTTCTCTCGGCACGCGTTCCATGCCAAGGAACATCGATATGCATATTCATGATTACTTGGATGGTGAACTCCACTATCAATTCTTGTCAAAAACTCTCTTAACTTCATTTCAGGCATGTCCCTTGACAGAAATTCTCCGTCTCTTACATGCCCCCAAAAGTCCTTCGCGTCGTTTTTATCGACCCTGAAGGTTCTTATCATTATTAGGGCTACCGCCTGCCGGTTCAGATGTAGGCACGCCCGTTTCCCTCCGATCAATACCGTATCCAAAAAATTGCCCTCTTTCAGATATTCCTGCAATAGGCGCACTCTTTGGTCTTTCGTGATATTTGATAAACTCCGCCTCCGGGATCCATTTTTTCAATTCCCGCTGATACATGTCGCGCATATCACTCACCACCTTCGAGACATGCCGGGCGGTAATCTTGCCTTCTGGAGCTGTCTCAATAACCATTTCCCACGCTTCTTGTTGGGCTTCAG